TGCATCTCGCTCACCGTCAGCGGCTCTTGCGTCGGGGCGGTCACCAGCGCGAGTCTCATTTGCGCGTCCGGCCTTTCGGCGCCGGCTTCATCGCGGTAGCCTTCACCTCGGCTACAGCCGCTTCCTGCTCGGGCTGCGGGTCCACAACTTCCACCAGCCCGGCGGTCAGCCAGTCGGACCCATCCGGCAGTTCAAACACCTGCCCCTGACTGATATGAACACCCTGCCCGCCGAACGATTTCAATGCTCTGACTAACATTTCCTAACTCCTGAATCCATTCAGCCGTCGCCGCTCGTAGACCGCCTTGTCCACATCGTGCAACGGCCATGCGGCTTGATAAGTGGCGTCCATCTGCGCTGTCTGCCAGTCCGGGTGCCTGTGCTCCACCAGCGCGCGCGGCGATGCCGCATACTGCCCGCGCAATTGAGCCGCCTGGCATACCTCCCGGTCAAACCACCAGGACTGATACACCTCCGGGATAAATCCATGCATCTCGGCATAAAGCCGGCTCATCATGAAATGGCTGCTGTAATCCGCCTGATTCGTGTGCCCATCATTCAGACCAATCACCCCGGCCCCGGTCGCACTTGCCGTCGCCAGCGCGTGGCGCAGCCAGTTATCACTCCAAACTAAATCATCGGCCCCCAGCACGAACCAGTCCGCGCCGTTATAGGCGGCATACTCAAATGCCAGCAGCCAGCCCTCGACCGCGTTCGTTCCCGGCTGCCGTTCCACCACGTGCAGCTCTACCCGCGCGTGATGAATGTGTCGCTGCAAGCGCGTCGCCGCGGCCATCGTCTCGCTGTCCGTCGCCGGAATCGCTAACACCACCGCCACACACACATCGCGCGGCGGCTCCTGCATCAGCAGCCGGCTCACCCGCTGCTCAAGCTGCTGAGCGCGTCCAGTCGTGGGAATCAATACCGCCACCGTCAGCGCCTTCATTCCGGCATCCCCAGGCCAATCTGCTGTACCCGGCTGGCAATGACATCATGCCAGTACGCACGCGGCTCCCGGCTGAACACTGAGCCAATGAAACTGTAATCTGCCGAGTAGCCGCCCTGTCGCCATGCCTCCTGATGTACCAGCCATATCGCCCGATGCACGACATAAGCCGAGCAACCCACATGCGCGATGGCTGGCGTCCGGCCCCAATAATCGCCGTCCGGCAGAATCCCGCGCGGGCCATGGTCCATCTTCAGCATAATCACATCCGGATCGTGTTGCGCCGTTATCTGCTTCAGCTCAGCAATCAGCGGCGGGTGAATGCAGATGTCGTCATCGTCCAGAATCCACACATAAGGACATTGCGGGCTGTATTCCGCTAATTGAGCGCCGGCCCAGGGCACGCCGCGCCCCTGCGCGTCATAGAGAATCATCTGCCAGTAATCCGGGTCTATCTGCGCTTGCAGGCTGGCGATGTTGTGCCGCAACAGGTTTGGCCGGCGATGGCTGCGCGTGAGCACCTCTAAGAAGGCGGCCATAGAATCTCGCCCTCCTCTGTCTTGTGCCCGCACAACACCCGCGTATCCGCCATCATGCTATAGCCCCGGTCGTACACGTCATTGGTGAACCATGAATCACAATGAACCGCCGACCCGCCGCGTGTCGTGCGAAACTCGACCGCTTCCAGGACGTGCCGCTTAATCAGCGTGCAACCCAGGCCCGCGCCAGAACAGGGGATCACCTCCTTCTTCAGCGCCCATTCCCACTTGCCGCGCACCGTTAGCGATTCGCCAATGTTGGCCGCCACTTTGCCGGCGATGTCGGCATAGTACCTTTCGAAGATATTCACCACCGGCGACTTCCTGAATACGTAAGCACCATAGGCCACGTCGCAATCCAGCTCCGCCAGCCTCAACAGCGCGTCCGGCGGCGGTATGATGTCACTCTCAATCACGAGCATGGCATCATACCGCCCTGCGAGGAACGTCTCGCGCCCGCGCTGGTACTGATGTAGATGGTTCCTGACCCCGGTCTGCCGGTCTGTCCCCGGATGCGGGTTGTCTCGCTGGTAGATAACGGTCAGCGGCCCGGCCCACTCAAGCGCCAGAATCGCGTCCACCGTCTCTTGCTCCAGCCGGTAAACCGGGCAGAACACCATCACATCGTTAACCATTAGGCACTTGGATGCACACCATATCCGATCCCGCCGGCAACCAACACGCCGTATACCGTGCGGAATGAGTATTTCAGCACGACCACGCCGTCTTCGCTGTACGGGTCGGTAATCAACTTCACCTCATAGGGGAGCCGGTAGCCAACCTGTCGCCAGTCTCCAAAGTAGACCGGCTTGGCGCTGGCCGCGATTGCGGCGGCGGCGTTGCTGTACAGCACCGGATAACCAAGAATCTCTTTGCTGAATGAGCCGCCGGGCGTCTCTGCGTACAGCCGAGAACTCCCGGTCAACTTGGCGATAGCGCCGAAAGAAGTCGGGCGCATTACCCAGGCCGCCGAACTGGTGTCATCCAGGTAATAGCTAAGCGTGTCGTTGAATACCACGTCTTCCGGCTCGCCGGCTGCGATTGCCGCCGCAGCTGCAAAGGTCTTCAGCGCCGTGCCATTGGCAGCCACTTCCGTCAGCATCATGGTATTGTGCGTGGCTGCTATGTTGCGCCCGATCCAATTCCCGATGTACTCCATCAGGTTCACGTCGTTGTCTTCCAGCAGCTCCTCAGTGATGTTCAGCTTTTTGGTTTTCTTGACCAGCGTGAACGCTTTCACAGCCAACACAGCCGCGTCTCGCTCATAGTCATTCGTGCTCAGGTTGTCAGCCTGCTCCGCTTTGGTAGCGAACACAACCGGGTCGGCGTTCTCATACACATGATTGACGGTCGTTCCCACGCCGGGGATACGCTGGCAGCCGAGTTTTGGAGCTAGCCATACCTCATTCATGCGGGCCGCGATTCTCGGCCCCAGGCCGGTCGGCACCGTCACCCCACCGTCAGCGGCAGTAGTGATGTTCATGGTGCTGTCTACGGCACGGGCCTCGTCAGGCCGGGGGAATTGGACAGTCACGCCGTAGCGTACTCTGCTACTGCCTTCACCCTCCGGGTCGGCGCGCAGATGCGAGATGGCGCTCGTGTCGCCAGTTCGCACATAGGCAGCCATCGCCCGAATCTCATTGTCGCCGGTCTTCTTGATGTGCACAGGAACGTCAGTCGGTGCGATACTGGGCGGCTTTTCCAACTCCTCGGCGGCGGATACCAGACGTTTGACCCGTTCATCAAGTCCCCTGGCCTCAGCCATAAAAGCTTCATATTGCGTCTTTTCAACGTCCTGTAGGCCGCGATTTTCCTTTTCCGCAGCCTGGATTAACAAGCCGGATTCAGCCAGAATAGCTTGACGCTTTTCTTCCAGCGCGGTGGCCTGTTGCCGTAGTTCTCTTGGGTTTTTCATTTCAATTTCTCCAATTCAAGCTTGCGCTTCAGCAAATCAAGCCGGGCCTCCGTGCTCGCTGCGTCCACAGATTGTTGTTCAATCGGCGCGCTTCCGGCCCCGGATAGCGCCGCCGCCATATCACGAACTTCAACCGTGGTCTGCGGATAGGCCGGGCCGGTGACAATCGCCACGTCCCCGCCGTCCAGCTCCACGTCCAGCAAACGCCGCAAGGGTCGCCCCTCCGCGTCTTTGCTCCACTTGTCGGCCTTCACCGTAAAGGCAAAGGACATCTGCGACACATAGCCATCCCTGACCAGCGTCAAGGCATCGCGCCCGGCCTGCGTGTCCGGCGGCGTGATTCGCACCCGCAAGCCGACATCATCCGTCTCTAGATTCAGCGTGCCGTTGCGCGTCCGGCCAATCGTCGCCAAGCCACCTTCATGCTGGACATTCGCCAGCACGTCGGGCCCGGCTGCCAGCGTGCGCGTGAACGCCGCCGGGTCCACCGTCTCAATGAATCCCATGTCCACCGATGGCTGGTTAAACACTGAGGCGTAACCCTCGAAGGCGGGTCGGGCCGCGTCACCGTCACTGTCGGCGCGTAGCTCCAGGTCTGCCGTGATAATGCGTCGCTCTAAGTCCATCCTGTCACCTATCCCGCTATCACCTGGCAATCGCAGCCTTGTACCTCTGGAAAATAGTGGTATAATCTCATCCAGCGATTACCTGACAATCGCAATTGTGAACGACAATCCCGTTCGCAATGTAATAGCCCTTTTCAGTTTCGAGGTTGTAAACTAAGCCA